AAGGTTAAAAAACAAAATAAATCCAGGCGGAATTGAATTCCAAACCAATTTAGGAAAATCAGTTAAGTTATCTGCATTAGCTAAGACTTCCGAATTCGGTGGCATGGCTGATAAAAAATTTAGTACTACACACATTGAAGAAAAGGAAATTATTTCAATACGTCAACAGTTAATAGAAATTAAAAAGAAAACCAAAAAATCAACTGTTCCCATAAAAGTCAAAAGTACAATCTATGATGTTTATGATATATTAAAAACTACAGGAACACCAAAATCTGATTTTCATTTTTTAAATATAAAAGGTGAAGAAATTGTTTGGATGTCACATAAAGATGGAAGTAAAGCAACAGATTTCCAACAATGGGGCGGTATATCAAAAAATGTACCTAATACACACAATCATAAAGAAACAAAAGAATTTTTAAAAGAACTTAAAGATAATTTTAAAACAGGATTACCACCAGCTTCAAATGTTGTTAAAACCATAAAAGATAATGCGTTAAAAAATAAATCAGTTTATGGTGATAATTTCAAACAAGGCGGTAGACAATATAATAAAGATAATGTACAGTTAGTTTTACAAGGTCCAGTTAAAATTATTAAAAAAAGTTCTTATTATGAAATTGATGCTAACCACACTCATACAAATGGAGAAATTCTAAAAGGTGAGTATGAACCAACGTTTACAGCTCAATATAGAAGTGATAGGAATGATCCTATACCACATTCTAGGTCATCAATTTGGCCAAAAGTGGTGGAGAAAAGAAAGAATACAATATTTTTAAATACTAAGAAGAAATAATGGCACTAACAGATTTTGATAAAATATTAAAACAGTATGAAGATACCGAAAATGATTTTGGTTTCTCTGCTATCTCTGAACAAGAATACAATTCCTCTATTAAAGAGAGTGTGCAGACCGTTGAGAACTACAAGGTCAATTTGTCGGAAACAGAAAGACGATTGGCTGAACTTGAGAAGATGATTATACCTTTCCTAAAGAAACTACATAGTACAGGTGATAAAGAATACATCTATTGGCCTAATCGCAAACCAGCAATTGAAAAACAAATTGAGGCAATATTAAAATTAACTAGAGGATGATACATTATGAAACCGTTAGTGACAGTGATTACACCTACCACAGGTGCACCGTGTGTACGCCAAGCGTTAGACTCGGTTAAAAACCAAACCTATGATAACATACAACACTTAGTTGTTGTTGATGGCCAACCAAAAGGTCGTGTGATAGCCAAAGAGTATCCACATATTAACCTAGTTGACCTTCCATACGCAACAGGAAAAGACCAATACAACGGACATAGAATATATGGTGCAATGACCTATATTGCAAACGGTGAGTTCCTATGTTTCTTGGATGAAGATAATTGGTACGAACCAAATCATATTGAAACCTTGGTTGATGTTATATCAAAGGGAAATAAATGGGCATACTCATTACGTAAAATCGTCAGCCAAGAAGGCGAATATATATGTAACGATGATTGTGAATCACTAGGTAAATGGACCTCTGTGATTAATGATAAATTCATTGATGTGAATTGTTTTATGATACCTAAGGCCGCAGCATTAGGTTTCTCACCTTACTGGTACCGCAGAGCAAGACACCCACAAGAACAGCCGGAAGTTGATAGAATATTGTCACCGTTTATGATGCAAAATTTACCAGAATTTGACACGAATGGCCAATATACAATAAACTATAGAGTTGCAAGTAGAGGAGATTCTGTTCAGGCGGAATTCTTTTTGAAAGGAAATGAAATGATGAATAAACAATATAATGGAGATTTACCATGGCGAAAAAAGACCTGATTATAGGTGCATTTAAAAACTATAACTACGAACAAGTTAAACCTTGGATTGAATCTATCAATCAAACAACCTTCAAGGGTGACAAGGTACTGATTGCAATTGATGCATCACAAGAAACACTTAACAAGATTACACAGGCCGGTTTTACTGCTATAGCTGCAAAATCCATGTCTGGTGCAATGTTTCATATGGAACGATTCATGCACATCTATGATTTCCTAAAGAAACATAAGGATGAATATCGTTACGTTGTTAGTACAGATGTGCGTGATGTGATTTTTCAACTTGATCCTATGCATCATTTGGAATATATACTCACAAGAAATTCTGGTTACGATTTAATTGGAGTATCAGAATGTATTAAAATTAAAGATGAACATTGGAATCGTGATAACATATTAAAATGTTTTGGCCAATATTTTTATGAAGAAATTAAAGACCATGAAGTATTGAATGTTGGTACTTTAGCCGGTAAATCTGAAATTGTTGGTGACTTATGTGGAATGTTATATCAATTATCAATGAACAGAGCAGATTGGGTTGCCGACCAAGCAGCATACAATATGTTGATGAGTTGGTATCCTTATCTTGGTATAACTTATATCAGTGGTTTGAATGATGGTTTCTGTTGCAATCTACACGTTACAAACAAACCAGATGAGAAGGAACATTTTGCACCATTCATCACAGAGAAACATCCAATCTTTCGGGATGGATTAATGTTAACTGGTGATGACCAACCTTATTATATTGTACACCAATATGATAGGGATCCAGTATTGAAGAAATTTTACCATGATAAGTATGGTGTTGAGGAATTAATTACTTTTAGGACAACATGATGAATAACATTACTATTGTTACAGCTTTTTACGATATCGGCCGTGGAGATTGGACACCTGACAAAGGTCTGCCAGCATATCTACAGAGAACCACCGAAACATATATTGAACGTTTTTCACATATGGCTCAAATGGAAAACGAAATGGTTGTTTTCTCTACACCAGATATAATTGAAAAACTACAACCATTGCGTGGTGATAGGCCAACAAAATTCATTTCGCTTGATATTTTTGAAAAGTATGACAAGTTGATTGAGGAGATTGGCAACATTCAAAGTAGTGAGAACTTTCAAAAGATGATTCATCCATCTCAAAGAGCAAATCCTGAATATTGGAATCCTCATTATGTCGTTGTTAATTATTTAAAATCAATTTTTGTTAATGTTGCAATTAAAAATAATTTTGCGACAAACGAATTGGTATCTTGGTTAGACTTTGGTTATTGTCGTACTGCTGATAAGGTACCAGCAAGTAAGAAGTGGTCATATGATTTTGATGTTAATAAAATGCATTTGTTCAATTATAAAGACTACGACAACAAAGGCATACAGGATATAATCTCGACAAATGATGTATACATATTAGGTGCAAAGATTGTTGGTGGAAAAACTGCATGGCCAAAATTTGAAGAATATATGAAAGAAAGTCTTATCTTATTGGGAAGTAATGGCATGGTTGATGATGACCAAACATTAATGTTGATAGCTTCCGTCAAACATCCGGAATTGTTTGAACTACATAGAATTCCAGACCACCAACTTGGACTTGATCCATTTGTTATTTTTAGTGATTTTAATAAAGAGGTATAATATGAGTGATGTAATTAAATTTGATACAGTATCACAAGCTTTCGGTGTGGTACGACCACAAGCAAAATGTTCTGGTTATGGTCTAGGTGAATTGACCAAAGGCATGAAAAGAGGATTAGAAATTGGTTGTTCTGAGGCACATACCTCAAAGTTTTTATTGGACACCAATCCAGAATTGACCTTGTATTCAATTGACCCGTATGTTGCATACACAGACTGGAACGGTAATATTTTGAATGACCGAGAAGAATTCTTTCACCGAGTAACAAAAGAGATGGCCGTTTATGGTGACCGATTTGTTTTGATTAGAGATTATTCAGATAACGTTGTTGATACATTTAAGGATGAAGAATTTGATTTCATCTTTATTGATGGTCTACACACCTACGAACAACTAACTATAGATTGTAATAACTACTATTCTAAAGTTAAGACTGGTGGTATCTTTTCTGGCCATGACTATCAAACAATTCCTGGCGTCAACAAAGCCGTCTGTGAATTCGCACCTACAAAAACAGACAAGGTTCTTACAACCGAATGTGATGTTTGGTACTGGTATAAATGAAGGCCTTATTTGTCGTAACCTCCTGTTTGGTGCCAGCCATTGGTGTCTTTAGTCCTGATGAACGTCTGAAACAAACACTGGAAACTATTGATTCCATTAGGAAAAAGGCACCAAATTCTTTTATCATATTATCTGATGTATCAGTAGAAAAACTCACAGAAAAACATGATGAACTTGTATCCAAAGTAGACTTGTTTTTAAATTTGACAGGAGTTGATTTCTTATTGCATTTCACCAAGCTTGGAATGAAAAGCCAAGGTGAATGTGGAATGATGTACGTTGTATTGGATTATCTACAAAAAAATACTGAGATACTTGAAGGTGTTGACCGTATTTTCAAAATAACTGGTAGAATTCAATTAGATGATGACTTCAGTTTAGATGAGTATACTGGCCTTAACGGCAAATATGTTTTCAAAAAACGTGTGCCAACTTGGATGAATGAACCTATTCATGGTGCCACTCATATATTTGATACTCGGTTATGGTCACTATGTACAACACTGATAGGAACACACCTGGAAGTATTACAAAAAGTAATCCTGTTACTAGGACCAATTGACTTGGAACATGCATACTTTGCAACAGTAGATAAGGAACTAGTCAAGGAATTTGATAGGGTACACTGCAAAGGTCAAGTGGCATCGACTGGGGAATGGAAATTCGATTGATTTAAATCACTATATATTAAAGCCAATATTTGACAATTTTATGAAGGTGTGATATAATCCATTATAAATAACCTACAGTCAACCAAAGTGTGTTGTAATTCAATAGGTAAACAATGATATCTTTCAAAAGTTTTTTGACCGAACAAGAAGATCCTGAAGAAGGCGCTAGCCGTCAGATTAAA